TACTGGTGGAAGGTAACTTAACTAGTAACCGTCATTACTACGACAAGCACCTAGAGAGTATGTCCAATATACAGTTTGTCTTTGACTCATCACCATCACTAGATGATATTGAGTTAGAGATCAAGGCTTATGTTGAACTCTATGGTGTTCCACCAGAGTTGATTGTTGTTGATAACCTAATGAATGTGGTTGCTGAATCTGATAATGAGTGGGCAGGATTACGAGCTATTATGGTGGACTTCCACGATATGGCTCGCAAGACTGAGGCTTGTGTGATGGTTCTACACCACGTCAGCGAGCAGACTGAGTATGGTAAGACTAACTTCCCACCTCATCGCAGGGCTATTCACGGCAAGGTATCTCAACTACCAGCATTAATACTTACTCTTGGCTTTGATCCTTTAGATGGAACTTTAAAGGTGGCACCAGTTAAGAATAGGTTTGGTCCACATACAGCAGATGGTTCAGACTTTGCTACTTTATTTGTAAACTATTCTGTCTGTCAGATCAGTGATGCAGATGAGTATGGTCGGATGTATAGAAGGGATAGCCTACTAAATGTCAGCCAAGTACAATAAACAAAAGGGTTCACAGTTTGAAGTAGATGTAATGAAATGGTTTAGAAAGATGGGCGCAGTAGCTGAACGCTTGCGCTTATCAGGAGCAGAGGATGAGGGTGATCTAGTAGTTATAGTTGCCGGTGAGACCTACATCTTTGAATTAAAGAACACTAAGAAGTTAAATTTGAAGGAGTTTTGGGATGAAGCGCAAACAGAAGCTGTTAATTACGCTAAGCATCGTGGCGTTAATCAGCCTTTATCTTATGTATTATTCAAAAGAAGAAACGCAGGAATAGAAAAGGCTTGGGTAATCCAAGACTTAACACAATGGCTAGAGGAGAAGAAATGACACCAACACCAGAAGGTATAATCACTACAACAGAAATACTACAACCAGTAATAGAGGTAGTAGTAGAGGAAGAGGTAAAGGAGGAGGAATGATCTGCGATCTATGTAGGTCGGGCGGTGAGCTGAATAGAACTGGTCAGTTCAAGCGTGCTATTACTATGCACAAGAAATGTAAGGAGGATTGTGGATGTCAGCATCAGACTGGTCCAGGAGTAGGAAGCCTAGCCTTCGCAATGGCAGAACCGATGCGAACACAATACCCATTGGAATAATAGTTGCTCACTATGGCGGTGAAGTAAGAGAAGGTAGGGCTTGCTCTGTAAGGTGTGTATTGCATAGCGACAGTAGAAGAAGTGCAGTAATAAATACGCAGGAGAATTTATACTTTTGTCATACCTGCGGTAAGGGTGGCAATGCAGTAAACATTATTAGTATCAAAGAGAATATGGAGTTTAAAGATGCTCTCGCCCGTGCAATTGAAATCATCGCTGGAAGCGGCGGTTCAGTACAACAAAGATCTAAGCGAAGAAGCGGTAGCGTTTCTCGCAGGTCGTGGGATCTCTAAAGAGATAGCTGACCAGTACCTACTTGGTACCATAGTGGTACCAGTTGCAGGACACGAGAACTATCAGGGCTGGCTATCCATACCTTATATAACAGTGCTTGGACACTGTGTTGGTTTTAAGTTTAGAAGACTAGATGATGGCAAGCCTAAGTATGGAGCACCTCTTGGACAAAAGGGTCATCTCTATAATGTTAACGATATTATTTTAACCAGTGAATACATAGCAGTTTGTGAAGGTGAGTTAGATACAATCATTTGTTCTGCGGTACTAGGTATACCAGCAGTTGGAGTTCCTGGTGTTGCTGCTTGGAAGCCACACTTTACTAAGATGTTTACCGGTTATGGCAAAGTTTATATCATTGGTGATAATGATGTTAAGGAAGATGGTTCTAATCCTGGGGCTGAGTTTTCAAGGAGAGTAGCGCAAGAGGTAATGAACTCTTCAATCGTGTCGCTTCCTGCTGGATTAGACCTTAATGATCTATACTTAGCAAAAGGTATAGAAGAGACAAAGCGGACAATTGGAGTGCCTAATGTATGAAGAACGCAGAGCTGACGGAACTAGCCATTTGGTTGACGGAGTTGGGACTGGAAGTGGTTTTGATAGATTACGAAACTGGGATACTCCAAGTAAAGGCGAAGCCGATAAGAAAGTAGATAGTGAGTTTGCTTTTAATATGTGGGCTGTTATGGATGCAGCAGGTAACTTACTTATCAGTAAGCACCACGATTACGGTCCATTAAATATAGCAAGATCTCCTGGTGGTCCTATCAATGGGCTAAGAGTGCGTATGTGGGACAAGATTGCTCGCATTAATAATCTAGTAGACTCTAATGTTAAACCAAGTAATGAATCATTACGAGATTCTTTTGTTGATCTACTTAACTATTCAGCTATTGCATTGATGGTATTAGATGGCAACTGGCCTGAAATGCAGACACTGGATTGTGAATGACACCAGAGCTACACCCAACTCTATACGAGTTAGTCCCTTCAGTTACTTACACTATTGTAAGTAGGTTTAAGGGCTGGGTTGACACTGATGATGTAAGGCAAGAATGTTATCTCTGGGCTATTGGTCGTGGTCAACAGTTTACTGATCTACTTAATGAACCTAACCCTGATAAGCGTGAGCAGAATGAACGGCGCATTGCCTATCAGATGCGTAGAGTTGCAGAAAGATATGCTCGTAAAGAGAAAGCTCGTAAGGCTGGATACAAAGTAGGAGATGAAGCCTTCTACGATACAACAATTATAGCTCAGTTAATTCCATTTGTTATTGCTTCCATTGTTAATGGCACTGTCCTTGAGCAAGCACAAGAGATGATTAACGATGGCACACCTCGTAAGCAATCAACACCTGCTGAGGGTGGCAACCTACTAGCTATCCTAATTGATATCAAGAAACAATACTTAAAATTAGAGCAAGAAGATAAGACTATATTGCAGATGAGATACCACGATAACTTTACCTTGCAACAGATAGGTCAGTACTTGGAGTGTGCTACCTCCACTGCTGATCGCAGATGTACATCAGCTCTGCGTAGATTACAAAACAAATTGGGTGGTGAAACACCTTGGGCTTAAACATAATTTATAATGAAGATTGTTTGGAGACTATGAAAGGTATGGAAAATAATTCCATAGACCTAACCATTACATCTCCACCTTATGATTCACTTAGAATTTATAATGGATACTCATTTAACTTTCCTCAAGTGGCTAAGTCTTTATATGAAGTTACTAAACCTGGTGGTGTACTGGTATGGATAGTGGGCGATGAAACAATTAAAGGTAGTGAGACTGGTACATCTTTTAAACAAGTACTTGGTTTGAAAGAAGCTGGCTTTAATCTGCACGATACTATGATCTGGCGTAAGACTAATCCTATGCCAAAGTTTAAACACAAGCGTTATTCTTGTGTCTTTGAGTATATGTTTGTGTTATCTAAAGGTCAACCTAAAACATTCAATCCTTTAATGCAACCTAACAAAAGAGCTGGTGAACTATACGATTATACAGCCAAGGTAAAGACTACTGGTAAGGTAAGAAAGAAAAAAACATTTAATATAAACAGTGAAAAGTATAGAGATAATATATGGGAGATAGCTGTTGCAAGGAATGAGACAAATCATCCTGCTGTATTTCCTGAAAGCCTTGTATCAGATCATATACTTTCCTGGACTAATGAAGGTGATGTCGTTTATGACCCATTTATGGGGTCGGGAACTACTGCTATTGCAGCCAAGAAACTTAATAGAAACTATATAGGCAGTGAGATTAGTTCTGAGTATTGTGCTATGGCAGTGGGTAGATTATGATAGAGTTAAAAGAACCGGAACTACTTGACTATCTTAAAGAGTTCTATTACCCAGACCTTGAGAAGTCGGAAGAGTTTGATAACTGGGATTGTATATCACTAGAACATAAAATGTTTATAGAATTAAAATCCCGTAAGACACACTACCCTGATCTACTTATTGAAGAAAGTAAGTATCAGGGTTTAATTATGGCAGCAGGTATTAGATCACTTACTCCTTGGTATATCAACGCCACACCTGAAGGTATATGGGGCTTTAACTTAACAGAAATACCTCAACCTAAGTGGGAGGATAAGTGGCTACCTATTACTACTGAGTTTGCAAACAAGGCTAGTCGTACTAAACTGGTAGGGTTCTTAAAGCTAGAAGATGGGATACTGTTTTGATATACGAATACGAATGTCCTGGTGGTGATGAGACTATCAGTATTGAAAGATCTGTTAATGCACCAGAAGAAAACTATAGATGTTCAACCTGTGGCGATACGCTAAGGCGTATCTATTCTCCACCCGCTATTGCTTTTAAGGGTAGTGGCTTTTATACTACAGACAAATGAGCTATCCAAATTGGTTTGCACAAAGCGCACAGAATAACTTTGTTACCTACCTTGCAGAGTATGTAGGCAAACCTAACCTAAGGTTCTTACAACTGGGTGTATATACAGGAGATGCCAGCGTATGGTTATGCAATAACATTCTAACCGATAAGAGTTCAATACTTATTGATGTTGATACTTGGCGGGGAAGTGATGAGATAAACCACGCCGAGATGGACTTCAGCGCAGTTGAGATAGAGTATAAAAAGAAGATTGAAAACTTATCTGTTGTATCTGTGGTCAGTGATACTGTTGAGTATCTAATCAGACAACGCAATAACTTTATGAACGCATATGATTTTATTTATATTGATGCAGACCACACAGCAGTTAGTGTGCTGATGGATGCTGAACTTAGCTGGCCTCTATTAAAGTCCGGTGGTGTTATGGCCTTTGATGATTACACTTGGGGTCGCCATCTACCACCATCTAAGACACCTCGCCCTGGCATACTCTTATTTACTGAGCGACATAAGACTGAGATGGACACGCTAGTTATTAATGATCAGTATTGGATTAGAAAAAAGTAGAAAGCCCCACCAGGAAGGGTTGGTAGGGCTTTCTTATGATGATCGGAGAGAGCCGATCAAGAACTAGATACTATCAACAATACCCTGAATAATCCACTCCACTACCGGCACTGCAACTGCGTTGCCCATCTGTTTATATCTGTGAGTATCAACTTGGTCTGCTGTCCAACCATCAGGAAATCCTTGTAATCTTTCACACTCAAGCGGCGTAAGCCTACGCACCTGTGTAGTAGCTACCATAGGCATATTGTTTCCACCTGTTCCCATCCTTGCTTGTAGTGTATTGATCTTATCATCTTGTAATCTTATATCAGCAACTCTATTACCATAAAATATAATAGTAGTAGCTCTTGTATCTCCATTATCAAATGCGTTCATAGTTGGTACTACCCCCCCCTGGACCCACGTTTCATAGTCATCATTGGTTTGCGCTCTTCTACTTTTGTTCCACCACAAGTTTATTTTCTGCGACATACTGGTTACCTACCCCCTTATAGTCTCGTGCTTGCAGTGAACCAACAATGTTTCGCTGCCCCCCCCTAGATCTCCGCCACTTTGTCTTAAAGTTCCAGCACCTTCTTTATATTGGGCAAAGGATGATGAAGTAAAACCATTAACTACAACATTATCTTCAGGTCTTTTATATGAGGTAGCAGTTAAGGTTGCCGGTCCTTCTGTGTATCCTGCGAAACTTGATTGACCAAAGCTTCTTGCAGTGCTGGCGGTAGTGTCTTGCCCCTGCGGTTTGCTCTGCGTAGTATTCCTTCGCAAGCCTTCGGACTTAAATAATACTTCTGCTGAACTGAGTCCGTCTCCAGTACGTCTGCCAACGATGAAGACACGCCTTCTCCTTTGGGGAACTCCGAAGTGCTGAGCATCAAGCACCCGCCAAGCGAGGCTATACCCGATGTCGGCCATCGTTCCAATGACCACTCCAAAATCTTTTCCTTTGTTTGAGGTAAGAAGACCAGGGACATTTTCAAGGATGAACCACTCAGTTTTCGTTTCTTCAATAAGTCTTGCAATTTCCCAGAATAATCCGCTTCTTTCTCCAACAAGACCAGCCCTCTTTCCAGCCACGCTAAGGTCTTGACAGGGAAATCCGCCTGTGATAATTCCTCTATTAGGTTGAAATCCTGCTGCAATTAAATCACTTCCTTTCACATCTGTTATGTCGGAGAACTGCTTAGCTTTAGGGAAATGCTTTGCCAATACCTTTTGGCATTGCTTATCTATCTCAACATTAGCTACTACCTCTACGCCGTTGCGTTCCATAGCAAGATCAAAGCCGCCAACACCGGCGAAGAGGGAAACTCCTGTTAGTTTATCCATTAGTAGTGGTGAGGGCTGGTGTTAAGCCAAAACTTGTAGGCTCTACAAGGTGTTCCGTATCGTTTAGAAATATATCTAAGACCTTTAAGGATTTGATATTCGCTTCGGTTATCTTTCTCTCCAAGCAGTTGAGCAATTCCGTAAGCTGTTGATCTTGCTCTCCCGTTCTTGTCCTTTGGGTAGGCATAGTTATCAAACCTGCTTTCACCGGTCCAAAGGGTGATAAGGCACTCGCTCTCTCTCCCACTCCAGCCCCAACCAGCCGCAGCGTAGTCCTTTGCGAGCTTTTTGTTATAGTCTTTCTCATCTTTTGTTGCCTTCCTATTCTCTATTACACCATCAGGTATTCTGCCTACTGGTGGCGGAAATAATTTATCTTGACCTTGTATCAATAAGGCTAGTGTTACCATCAAGATCAAGCCATTTCTTACCCATTTTTTCATCAGCTTCCTTCTCCTCTTCTAGAAAAGAGCGGTATACCTCAGGGTAAGTATTAGCTAACCTGGTAAATGCTCTCTGTCTAGCTCGTTGGTAGTTGCGCTGGCGAACTGCTTGATCTGCCGCACTTTGTAATCTCTTTTCTAACTTACTCATTTACTCCATCTGTCTATGCTGTCTGTGATAGTGGCAAGCACTATCGGGGTTATCTCTACTGGTTCAGAGATTAGTTTGGCATCTTCCTCATCAGCCAACCAACCTGATACCCATATCTTACTACCAATAGGTGCTGATCTATACCAAGCCAAAGCTGATGTCGGATCTTCCCCGCCCCATATTGCTATGTCTTGGCTATCACTTATCTCATATAGCGAGATATGCTTTTTATTATTTAGCTGTATTACCTCACTCAGATTATTTTCTAAGTATCGCTTGATCTTACTCACTTGCTCTCCTTCTCTCTCGCTACTCTCTTATCCTCACACTCAGAACAGGTGTCTGATTGGTATTCTGTGCGGTCAAACTCAACCGCACACTCTTTACAATTGATTAGCTCCTCATAGCCTCCGGTGTGGGCATACTCATCTCCGGATAGATAGCGTGGCTCACTCACTAGTTCGCTCAGCTTCTAGGAAATCAATCAGCACTCTCATTTGGTTCTCTGTTACTACCGTGCTTAATAAACTAGCAAGATATTCAGTAGAGTTCTCACTATATCTATTCTTTACCAGCGATACGAGATTACTGGTCGTATATTTAAGTTCTACTTCTTTAATCATTTGCTCACCTCCTCCTCGTATTTACAAGTTGGACACCCTTCATCTTTATTAAAATAAATGTAGTGTTCAACACACCAATCTTGATCTAGTAATACCTTAATCATCTGCTCGCCCCCTCTCTCTCCTTGTAATGTTCTATATCCTTATCCATTAAGCAATCATCACAAGCGTAGCCGCCGTTGTAGCTGTTATACCACTCAGGTCTTGCTATCTCCCACCCGCAGAATTGGCATAGGTTCATACGCTCACCCCCTTACTCACTAGGATAGCTACACCATCACAGCCATCATCACTTAATAAAGTGCTATCGCATACGCGTAAGCACTCTCCCTCACACTCGCAATTACTTTCATCTCCGGCGTGTAGTATACGCCACTCATTAGACCCGCATAATTCGCATATGCGTATCTCATTATTGAGTAAGGTTTCTAGTATTTCGTTCATACCTTCTCCTTTATATTTTTCTTTGCTTGTAGGATAGCTTCATCTAATTGGTAGCGTAGGTCTGTTGTTTCCCACTTATCCATTAAGCGATTAGCCTCACTCCATACCTCATTAGAGATAGGCTCTTTTTCGTCATATTCCATATCTGATTTCTCATACCATTGAGCGCATATCTCAGCCTCTAACGGTAAGTCATTAAGTATTGTTAGTGCTTCTTTTACTTTCATTTCAGGCTCTCTCTCTCTTTTGCTAGTTGTATCAGCCGTTTAGCTGAACTCTCTATCTCTCTCATATAGCTTAGGCAATCACACTCACTTATTGGGACTAAGTGATCGCCGCACATAACCGGTGTAGCTTTCATACTGATACCTCCTCATAATCCTCACCCTGAGATATTAAACTTTCAAACCCAGCATTAGGATTTATATGGTTAGTAGATACCGCCTGAATAAAGCGCAACGAGCAACTGCTGTCATACCAATCTTCTACCAACTCAAACATCTCATCACTAGACATTTGGTCGGCAGTAATTAGTGGGTCGTATCCATAACCACGCATTAAGTCCACCTGCTCACTATCCATTAAAAGATAGATCTTATGGCAGGTATCCCAAGCAATACCCTTAGCCTCACTTACACGCTCATAAATTAGATCAGGATTTTTCATTATGGCCTCTCTTCCGTTAAGCTATCAAGGACATACTCAAACTCAGGCCGTATTTCTAAACTAGGGAAACCATCACCATCAACATTTTCTAACCGATAGCCATCTCCCATATTCCAATACAACCAATATCTATTAGCAACACCGGCTTTATCGGTAATCGTAATAGTTTTAACCCAAGAGGTATCTTCCTTCTCTTCCAATACCACTTGATAGCCCTCTCTCACCATTTCATCAACGGTAATTTCGGGTAGCTTTGCTTGCGTATTCATACTCTCTCCCTCTCGTTTTTTGTTGGCTCTGACGGAATTAAATAACCGCCTAAGCCAACCTCTAAGTTGGTTTCTATTAACACTCTATCGCCAACGTAAAATATCTCAGCGTTGGGCAATATACTTTTGACCACGATAATTAAACCGTCTATCGTATCCATACTCTTTCTCTCTCTCTCGTAGTTGTTCTCTCATTAGCTTTTAATGAAAGACTACCACCGCCTATCATAGGTGATAAGCGGGGATAGTCAAGCATTAACTTGCTTTCTTTAGCTCTTCTTTAAACAATTTGACCGCTTGCGCTCTCGTGTAATCGTAGTATGTGCGGGTTAATAGATACTCGCCCGCCCCCTCTTTCACGAACGCAGACAAGACTAAAGCTCCCTCGTTGTTCTTTGCGTAGGTAATAATCATTTACTCACCCCCTTTCTCTCTATCACAAGGACACCACGCCCCTAGATTTAGCTTGCCACACTTTGGGCAATTCCAAAATGTGTTTTTGAGTGGATCGGTTTCGCTCATCTTGCGCCCTCTCTCTCTCTTGCTTGTAGTTTCCTGACCCTTTCCATACCTGCCAGGTGAAAGCTCGCCAGCCGGTCAAGCAGCCAAACGAGGCCACCAGCTACGGCAAACAAACCGAAGACCCAAAAGCTGATGAGAATTAGATCAATAAACATTTTAATATTCCCTTGAGCTTTCTACTAGTTGGTTAAAAATCTCTTCATTACCGATTAAATTAATTAAGCGTTCCCCGTTGCGCTGACACGCTTTATAGGTGGAGAGAGCTTTAGTGCTGTTGGTATCGTAGCCGTATTCGTAAGCCCAATCCTTAAAGCTTTCTTTAAGTGCTGTGCTATCTACCGCCACCGCCCAAACTAAATCACTCGCGGTAGGTGTTTTACTAGCCCCGCCACCATAGAAACGGAATTGCGCCCGCTTCTTATTATATTTAAGGACTATTGACCAGCCCTGTTTAGCCCACTCAGGGAATTGAGTTAAATCCCCGTCTAACTCTCTTACGCTTGCGGTTATGCCTAACTCAGCGCATAACTCAGCAAGCGGTTTAGTAAGTGTATCGTTCATTTGTTGCCTTCCTTTTGTTGCTGACCTCGTCAGTTGCCGAATTACGGCAAGACCGCCCGAAGGCGGTTTCGGTCTAGTTTAATAAATAGAGGTTTTTCTTTACCAATTCCACCAAATTAGAGCAAACCTCAGGACGGCAGCCCTCTTCTTCATCACCGATAAAATCCTGAGGGGTTAATTCTTGTTCGTTGTCGTATTCATTAAGATCAGGCGAAAACATTAAACCCGTAGCGGTGATCATTAAAGTTTTTTTCTCGTCTTCTGAATAAACAAAGACAACCATACAGAAACCGCCCGTTTGCTCAACGGTATTCCTAATTCCTGCCTCTGTTAAGGCTTCTGAAATTGCCTCCGTTCCTTGTTCTTTGCTTGCTGATGTTGTTCGCTCTAAATAATAGGTAGTGAAATCTTGATCGGTTTTCATTATTTAACCTCTTCCATTTTGTAAGTGATCTCTTTTACTTCATAACTAACATCATTTTGATCATAATCTTTTGGCTCTTCTAGTTGTAGGGAAATTGCGCTTTCTAGGTCTGCCAATTCACCATTAGTCAATTCTTGATTGGTGGTAAATGTGATCTCTATTTTATATTTCATTAGTAATTTCCTTCCGAATTAATACAACCAACAACAGGACAGAACAAAAGGGGAATACGAACACCAACAACACAACGAGAGCCACAAGAGGCGCAAGTGATGAAACCGCTATCTTTTGTTTTCATTTTCTTACCTTCCTTTATTGGGGGCTTTCCCCAATGGGATCAGCGTAGCAGAAAATCTGCTCGTCTATCATAGGTTTTAGGTGTTTCTTTTGCTCAGCTCGTTGCTGCCGTTTGCCTCAGCTCGGGGCTTTTGAGCGTAAATCTTTGACCCAAAAACCAGGAAAGCCGGTTTTCAGCTAAACGCAGCAGGGCGAGCTTTAAGCGTAGCCCCACGAAAACAAAGAGTAACGGCCAAAAAGAAAGGGGCGAGGTTGCCCGTAGAGGCCGATTAGTTAAGGGGCAAGGGGTAAGAGGTGGGGCAGATTGAGCCACCAACAAAAGCAACAAGAGCAGAAAGGGGAAGGCCAACGGTTGGCGATCCCTTCGGTTGGTGGTTGGTTGGGGTCAGCAATTGGGGAAGATGTTTAATTAGGTGTGCCGTAAATGTAGTCAGCCCCCGCATCTTTACCAATACACCCGCAACGGCTACCAAACCCTAACCACCGCCCCTTGATTACCGCCCACCGCGCCACAAACTGACCCCCCTATGCTTAAATCGCGCAACGTATATGTTATGTACCCACAATAAATATATTTGCTAAAGTAAAACTGGCAGCTATATAGCCCAATATGTCCGTTATGTCCTAGTATGTAAGTGAGGTGTATCACATTTATAAAGATTTATTACCAAAAAACGGGAAATGCGTTATATTTCCCGCCTTATATATAGTAAGGGAGTAAAACGAACCGCTTTAAGTTTTACGACCACATCGCTTCGGTAAACCTTCGCGATGCCCCCTAAGGGCGAGTGAAGGTTTTACCCCTCAGTCGCTGTAGCTCCTTCGGGAGTTACCAGACAACATACGCAAGCGGCAGGTGTAATATAATATTATCTCCAGTATAATATTCTGGGCCTAGTAATAAATTAAAGATTTCAATTACGGGGTTTATCCACAGCTTTATACACAGGGAGTTAAATGGCTGAGAACTCAGCAGATATAGCAAAACGGATTATTCTAAACTCCGTAGCTGAAAGTATGACTATAGAACAGGCCTGTGCTTCCGCCGGTAAATCTATTAAGACTTATGAGTACTACCGCAGGACAGATAAGATATTTGCAGACAAGGTAGATAGAACTAGGTTAGGTCTTAGGGATAAGAACTACGCATTAGGTGATGTAAATGAAATTACTTTTGCCCAGTTTAGAGATCGCTTCTTACATAATAAGACCTTCCCCCATCAACAAAATTTAGTAGATATGATTGAGGTCGGTGAGCCTTCTTGGTTGCACCCCTCTATGAAGTATGAAAAAGGATTAGCTAATAACCGCATACTTCTAAACATTCCACCCAACCACGCCAAGTCAATGACTATTACAATTGACTACGTCACCTGGCAGGTTTGTAAGAACCCTAACTTTAGAGTACTTATAGTATCCCAGACCCAACGCCTAGCGGCAGACTTTTTATACGCTATAAAGCAAAGACTTACCCACCCACAGTATGAGGCCCTTCAGTCAGCTTACGCTGCTGGTATCGGCTTTAAATCTAAGAGCGCCTCTTGGCAAGCAACTCGCGTTACCTTCGGTGATGAATTGCGTGAATCCGGTGAGAAAGATCCCAATATAGAAGCAGTTGGTATTGGCGGTCAGATCTACGGTAAACGAGCAGATATGATTATAGTAGATGATGCTGTAACTCTATCCAATGCTAATGACTTTGAAAGACAGATCAAGTGGTTAACCCAAGATGTAAGATCTCGTCTTAACCCTACTGGCAAATTAATCATCATAGGTACCCGTGTGGCATCAGTTGATTTATATAAAGAGCTACGCAACAACGATAGATATCCTGGTGGCCTAGTACCTTGGTCCTACCTAGCAATGCCAGCTCTACTTACAGTAGATGATGATCCTGATAAGTGGGAAACCTTATGGCCTGCTTCCGATCAACCATTTGATGGTCAAAAGGAAGAGGAGAAGGATCCAGTAACTGATCTTTATCCTAGATGGAATGGGCGCAACTTATATAACGAACGCCAATCTATGGATGCTTCCACTTGGGCTTTGATTTACCAGCAACAAGACATATCAGATGACGCAGCCTTTGACCCTGTCTGTGTTCGTGGATCTATAGATGGTATGCGTAAGTCAGGCAGACTAACTGCAGGTCATCCTGGACACCCAAGAGATTTAAATGGTTTTACCTATATCTGTGGACTTGACCCTGCAATGGTAGGAGATACCGCAGCAGTTTGTTATGCAATAGATAGAGCTACTAACAAACGCTATATTGTAGATGCTATTAAAATTACCCGTCCTAGTCCTGCTGCTATTAGAAATTTAATATTTGACTGGACATCCTTGTATGGTCCTAGTGAGTGGATAGTAGAGAAGAACGCATTTCAATCTTTCCTAACACAAGATGAAGGTATTAGAACACACCTAGCATCTAAAGGTGTACAGTTTAAAGAACACCATACTGGCAGTAATAAATGGGATGCAGGTTTTGGTGTTGCATCTATGGCTACTTTATTTGGTACTAAACAGTTTGATAACAAGCACCACAGGGATAACCTAATACATTTACCTTCAGATCAAACTGAAAACATTAAGGCTCTAATAGAGCAGTTAATTACTTGGTCTCCTACGACTAAGGGTAAGACAGATATGGTAATGGCTCTTTGGTTCTGTGAGATCAGAGCAAGAGAGATGCTCAACTATGGTAAGTACCAGACACACCATCTTAAAAATCCAT